TGGCGTGTGCCGGTGATTTGTTCGACCACCAGTTGGGCCATGTAGTTTTCACGCGTTGCGGAATAACCCGACTTTGTGCGGGCCATCACGTCGGCCACTTTGGACGCGGTGACCTTGCCCAGGCGGGCAGCAAACCATTCGTCGGTGCGTTGTTCGATTTCGTCATTCATTTTTTACCTTTCAATTGTTTGAATTCCATGCCTTTCCATTGGCACACTTTTTCAGGTTTGAGCATCATCACAAACCCTTCAATGTCACCATCCCCGCCTATGCTTTGCACTTCGTAACCAAAGTCACCGCATTGGACAATCATGGGCGCGTCAGGATTGATTAAGTCTTGTTTTTCTTCGTCGCTAGATTCTTGCCACCTTTGCATAATGTCCATCATGGATTCAAGAACCTGGCGCATGGTTTGTGATTTGAATTCAAGCATTTGACTGTTCCTTTTTGGCGCGGGCCACGCGTTCTTTTTTGGCTGCCATCACTTTGGCTTGCAATGCCTGGTTGCCTTGACAAGCGTCGAAGGCATCTTTGTATGCCCTGGCCAATTCGTCGCTGTTGGCGCTGGCCTGGATGGCTGCCAGGTGATCGGTAATGTCGGGCGTCGGGATTGCTGGCGCTGTTGGGCGTTTGCTGGCCGCGTTGCCGTCGTCATCTTCCGGTGCGATGCCACAGGCTGCCATGAGGCTATAACGACGCGCATACGTCAACGCGCTGCCGTAACCCTGGGCATCTTGTTTAGTGGCCGGAACGTGCAGTTGGCCGCAGTTGATGATTTCGCCGGATTCGTGAATGAACACGGTTTCCACGATCACACCGTTTTCGCAAGGGCTGACGCGTTGCGTCAATGCGATGCCGTTGTTGTTCAAGCCTTCGATCACGGCTTCAACGCAAGCGGCCAGGTCGGCATACTTGGAACGGAAGTGCGGATTGCTGGATGATTTCAGCGCGGGGCCGAATTCGCGTTGCGCTTTGACCAGGGCCGCGGCGACTTTGTTGAATGATGTTTCCATGATTGTTTCCTTTACCATTTGGGGGCACAAGTAACGTCAATCACAACGTCAGCGGTGTAATCGTTGACCTTGCGTTTTCCGTACATCAACACGGCACGAAGCCCGTTGGCCTGGCAATCGCCAATGGCCGACACAACTTCATTCCGCGACATGGGCTGGATGTTTTTGTCCAACACCAAATCTTGTTTGCCGCCGGTGGTGGTTGTTGAACAACCGGTCAACCAGGCAGCAAGCACAACAGCGATGGACAACACAATCAGCCAATTCCAAACGCGTTGGAACGTCGTTGGTTTGGGGTAGTAAGGGCCATCAAGATCAATGCGAATTGGTTTTTTCATTGCAGTAACTTTCAAAATGGTGCGGGGGGCAAGTTGTCCCGCTGTTGGTTTTGGTAATCGCGTTCTTGCTTACGCGTCCAGGGGATTGGCCCCCCTGGTGGCGGGAAGGGCCAATTGCTCATGCTGCGAGCCATTCGTCGTAAGTGAGTAGGGGGGCGCCGTTGCGGGTAATGTCACCGCCTTGGCCGTTGTCAGCACAAGCCAGGTAGATTTGATATTCCTGGTCGTTGCTGCCGCGCTGTTGGGTTTGCCAATTTGCGTTTGGGATGAGGTTTGCATTCATTTCAATTTCCTTTTTAAAAGACCCGTTAGGGCATGGTTTGATTATAAGCCAACTTAACTGGAAACGTCAACAGGTGGTGCAAATAATTTTGCAAATCCTTCACGAACCGCGATGGCTTCACGCAATTCGGCCAGGCTGGCGCGTTCCAGGTAAACGCCGCTGACGGTGGCGGCGTAGAACACGCGGCCCCCGCGATGTACCTTGGTAATTCTGACTGTCATTTCGTTCCCCTTAAAAGATGGCCATTACAAGCCAAAGCAAAACATACAAGGCGGGCGCCGCGATCAGCGCCATGCCCACAACTTCCCAATCTGTTGGTTCGCGGTTCATGGCGTTCCCCTTATGCGGCCTTGCGGCCAACAGCGTTCCAACCGTAACCGTCGTCGCCCAGGAAGCCGACACGGGCCAATGTGGCGCTTGGCTGAGTGGCCACCAGGCTGACTTCGCCAACCTTTAACATGATCCGACGGTCGGTGTCGTAATCGAGCCGGTCAACAATGCGGGCGCCAAAATAACTGTCTTCGATTGTTGGCATTGCGTAACCGTAATATTCGCAAGCGGCTTTGACGGCGCTTTCCAAAACTGGCACGGTGAAGTCACGATTTACGAAAACAAAGTCAGCGCCGAAACGAACTTCGTTGCCGTCTAGGCTGCCGTAGTTGCTGCCCTTGTAATCTGTCATTCCGTCGAAGTAAGAACCCTGGAACATTTCGGCCACAGTCTTGACTTGTTCGTAGGTTGGGCCGTCGGTGTAACGAATGTTGATGCTGGCGCCGCCGGAATAGACGCTGGACTTGACGCTGAACTTGACACCAGGGAAAGATTCTTTGAGAGCAGCGCGAACCAATTTTGCGGTTTCGGCACAAGAGAGATATTGAACATTTGACATTTTGATTTCCTTTTAAAAGACCCCGTGCAATTCGCTAGGGCATGGGTGTATATTAAGCCAACTTAACAAGCATTGCAACAACTATTTGTAAAGCCCCCTTAACTTTGTAGGGAATTGTTGCTATTGACACACAACGCAAGGCCGCTTAACATCGGAAGATGGACAAAGAAAAAGCAATCAAACTGGCCGGATCGGCCAAGGCGCTTGCCGAACTGTTGGGAATCACCAGGGCGGCCGTCAGCCAATGGGGAAACGATGTTCCACCGGCACGGGTGTGGCAGTTGAAAGCGTTGCGTCCGAAATGGTTTAAAGGCTAGAATTGTTTGAAACATGGCTACCTTTAGCGGGGGAAAAGGCGATTCGTTACCGTCCTGCCAATGTTTCTTTTCAGTAACGACAACCGACAACGTGAGGTTTTATGCACTATTACCAGCATCACATTGGTGACTTTATAAAAGCCACCGCCAGGCTGACAGACAGCCAATCAATGGCCTATTTGCGGCTGTTGTGGATGTATTACGATACCGAAAAACCTTTGAAGCCCGACACGAAGGTGTTGGCATTTCAGATCGGCGCGACCGTTGAAGAAACGGAATTGCTGTTGGAATCGTTTTTTTGGTTGGCCGAAAACGGATGGCATCACACACGTTGCGACCAGGAAATTGCAGAATACCGGACATTCCTGGAGAAAAAATCCAACGCCGGTCGGGCATCCGCTGAACGTCGGAAGCACAACAGCGCAACAACTGTTGAACAGGTGTTGAACGAGTGTTCAACGGATGTGCAACTAACCACTAACCAACAACCACTAACCAGTAAACCAAAGAGAGAGAGCCAGCGCGGGACGCGCCTGGCCCCTGACTTTCCGTTGTCGGATGAATGGGTTTCTTTTTGTCGCCAACACCGGCCGGAACTTGACCCGCGGGAAACGTTTGAAGGGTTCCGCGACTACTGGATCGCGCAGCCTGGCCAAAAGGGCGTAAAAACCGATTGGACGGCTACCTGGCGCAATTGGGTACGTCGGCAACAGGCGGCCAAGAAAACCGCGTCAGAAGCCCGTTTGGCGCAAATGGCAGCCCTTACCCGCGGCTTGGCAACACCAAAGCCAGCAGCAGCCCCGTTTTGGGCAAAACCTGAACAAACCGTGGAGGTGTCCGATGTGGAACGCAAACGACTTTTGTGATGCCGAAAGCGGCTTCGATTACGTGTTCAGCAAAATGAATGCGATTTATGGCGCCACGTTTGCCAACCATTGGCGCGATGTTGACCCCAACCTGATTCGCCAGGTGTGGATGGACGAATGCGGCCGCGGCCTGACATACCGGCCAAAGATGGATTACGCGTTGCAGCACATGAACCCCGACCGGCCACCGTCGGCCCTGGCGTTCAAAAAACTGTTGAACGATGGCCCGCGCATTCCTGACAAACCCGAAACGCTGATAACCAGGCAGCCAACACTACACGAAAAAATTGCAACCGAAAAAGCAAAAACTGAAGCCTTGGCCAAGTTGCGCGAAATCACCCAACAAATGAAGTTTCCAAAATGACACGCGACGAAGGCCATTTACTGTTGAACAAAATAAAAGAGGGCCAAACCTTTGACTTCGACCAAATCACCGCAGCCCTTATCGCAACAGGCGACCTTGCTGGATGGCGAGAAACCAACCTGGTCGGAAGCCTGGCGGCGGGAATGCGAAGCCAGGGATTGGTTGCGCCGGTGGAAGATTTACCAACGCGAGAGGGGAACCAGGGCGGCGAATGCCTGGTGGTCGGAAGTGATCGAGAAGATCGAGAAAATCCGCGGCCCTGGTGCAGCGCGTATCTTGCGCGACGATATGAACAGGGCGAAAAATGAGAAGGGCGGCAAGAATTGATGCAAACCAGGAACAAGTTGTTTCGGCACTTCGGGCGGCTGGCGCTACGGTACAAAGTTTGGCGGGTGTTGGCGTCGGCGTCCCTGACTTGCTGGTGGGTTATCAAGGGAAGACCCTTTTACTGGAAGTTAAGGACGGCAAAAAACCGCCGTCAGAACGTCGATTGACTGAAGACCAAATAAGGTGGCACGGCGCCTGGCGCGGCGGCGCCTTGGCCGTTGTGGACGGCGTGGACGCGGCTTTGCGGGTGTTGGGGGTGATGAAATGATTTACGAACTACACAACGCGCAGCAAGCCAAAGTTTTGATGGATCACATTTGGCCGGACGTGAAAGCCAATTTGATGGCTGGCCACAAAATGCGCCTGGAAATCAAACGAGCCACCAGGTCGTCAAATCAAAACGATATGTTCCACGCCATCATTCACCAAATTTATTTGGCCATGCGCGTGGCCGGTTCAACTTGGTCGGCCGACGATTGGAAACGGTTATTGATCGACCAATGGGCACACGAAACCGACCGCAAGATCGGCAAAGTTTCGCCAAGCCTGGATGGCCAGCGCGTTGTCCAGTTAGGTTGGCAAACACACAAATTCACCATACCCGACGCCACCGAATTCATTGAATGGCTGTTGGCCTGGTGTGCTGAAAAGGGGATTGACGCATGAAATGCCCTGAATGCGGCGTTTGGACAATCGTAAAAGAAACCCGCAGCAAACCAAACAATGCCAGGTATCGCCGCTACGAATGCGCCAATTTGCACCGGTTCACTACGATTGAAACCGTCCAACGGCCAAAAAAAACAAAAGTGGAGAATCAAAATTGACCGGCTGGCGCAAGAAACAAATTATGCAAATACCAAAGCACCCCTACGTTCGAAGCAAAAAGTTGTTGCGCCTGGTGGCCAGCCTGGATTGCCAATTGTGTGGCAGCGGGCATTTTGTCCAGGCAGCACACACTAATTGGGGCGGGGGCAAGGGCCGCGGCATCAAGGCCGACGACAACCTGACGGCCGCGTTGTGCGCGTCGTGCCATTACGACATTGACCAGGGCGCCCAATGGTCAAAAAAGGAACGCCAACAAGTCTTTTACGTCGCGCACATGAAGACCGTCCAACACCTGGTTGACAGCGGCCAATGGCCAGTTGACGTGCCCGTGCCTGATCCGGCAGAATGGGAACGGCTTTTTTCTTTGCAGTAGCCATTTTCGCGGGGGGTTTGCGCCCCCCGCTTTTTCCACTATCATTGCAATATGGAAGACGAATCATCCGAATTTATTGCGGCATTGCTGCATTCAGGAACAGTTGCACACTTCATGCACCTGAGTACGGATTCGTTTTCTGTTCACCAAGCCCTGAACACGTATTACACCGAAATCATCGACCTGGTTGATGAATATGCTGAAGCATTCATGGGCCGGTACAAACAGATTAAAACCTGGCCACAGGAATTCCACAACGCCAAAGACCCCGTGGAATACCTGACCAACCTTAAAGATTTTGTGGCCGAAGCCCGCAAGGAACTTCCCCAAGATACGGAATTGCAAAACCTGGTTGACGAAATCGCCGACCTTATCAATTCCACGTTGTATAAACTTCGATTCCTCAAATGAAAGGGAAAACCATGTCAGCAATGAACCAACCCAAGGGCTACGGCTACGGCAGCAATGCAAAAGAACCTTCCGGCGTGAAAGCCAGCGACGCCGGTGGCGAACGCAAGGGCATGATTAAAAACGGCATTGGAATGGGCAAGGCCGATGCAACTGGCGCCGACAAAAAGTTTGACGGCGGCCGCACCAGCGGCGTTTGCTACACACACAGCCGCAGCGGCAAAATGTAATGGCCACCCCGCTGTCAGCAATGGCAGCGGTGCAGCCAGGGCAAATGCCGGTCGGGAACCGGCTTTCCGCGCTTGCGCCGCAGCCGCAAATGGGCGACCAGCCGGTCAATCCTATTGAACAGGAATACTTCGGTCGGCTGCAAACGGACTACCCTGGCCTGGTGCAGCAGTACCAGCAATTGATGGAATCGGACGAAGGGCGCACGTTGAACACCGACGTGGCCCGTGAACTGTCCGAACATTACCGAGCCGACCGCACGAAGTCGGCCGACGTGCATGAGCCATCCAGCGCGTTCGTCAAACGCCTATATGCCGAAAAACTGGCCAATCCTACGCCCAAAGACCGGAACGCAACCGTAGTTTTTACGGCTGGCGGCACGGGCGCTGGCAAAACCAGCGGCATGGAAATGGCCAAAAAGGTCGATCCGCGTTTGGGCAAAGCGGAACTGGTGTATGACACCAACATGAATTCGTTTGATTCGGCCGACAAAAAGATTCGCCAGGCATTGGACGCCAAGCGCAAGGTGGACATTGTTTACACCTACCGCGACCCCGTTGAAGCCCTGGAAAACGGCGCTTTGAAGCGGGCCAAGCGCATGGAAGAATCAATGGGAACAGGCCGCACCGTCCCACTTTCCGAACACATGAGAACGCATCTTGGCGCCCGCCAGGTGATCGAACAGATTGCAGCCAAGTACCGCAACAACCCCCAGGTTCAAATCCGCGTCATTGACAACAGCCGTGGCGCGGGCAAAGCCCAGTTAAGCAGCCTTGACAAGTTGCCTAAACTGAAGGAAAATGAAGTGAGGAAAGGATTACAAGATGCCCTTGAACGAGCCAAGAAGTCAGGCGCCATTAGTGACGCCATTTACCGAGGAACAGCGGATTACGCCCGCGCAGCATCGGGAAAACCGTAGGAACGAAGCCGAGGCCACCGCAATGGCCGAAGCAATCGCCCGCGGTTTGAACGAAGCCGTGCAAAAAGGGGAATTACCCAATGGTTGATCCGACGTGTCTATCGTGCGAATTTTTCCGCAACGCCCAGGTTATGGGGACTTGCCGCCGGTATCCGGCGCCGCAAAACAAGCACCAAAACGATTGGTGCGGCGAACACAAAATCAAAATGGTGACGCTGCCGGTGTACGACATTATGACGGACACCACCGCCGAAGCCACGATGCCCGCCCCTAAGAAACCTGGAAGGAAGCCTAAAAATGCTGGTAACACCGCTGCATGATCGTGTCCTGGTCAAACCAATCGTTCGCAGTTTGTCGGACGTTTTGATCGTGGAAAACAAGGAAAAATTCAACGAAGGCACAATCGTGGCCATCGGCCCCAAGGTTCATGACGTGAAGGTCGGCGAACGCATCAAATACGGCAACGGCACGTACCTGGATTGGCCCGTCCACAAAATCGACGGTGAAGACCACCAGTTGATCCAGGAAGGCGACGTGGCTTGCGTCATTGAGGATTGAATCATGGCAACAAAACCTGGGCTTTACGCCAACATCCACGCCAAACAAGAACGCATCAAGCGGGAAAAGGCCGAGGGCCAGCCGGTCGAGAGAATGCGAAAGCCTGGCACAAAAGGCGCCCCGACCGCTGAAGCCTTCAAACAGTCAGCCAAGACAGCCAGGAAAAAATAATGGCCACCAAAAAACACGACAAACCGATTCCCCATAAAACCACGGGCAAGGGCAAGACCTACAACCCGACGGAACAGGGGGCTGGCATGACTGCCAAAGGCCGTGCAGAATACAACAAGAAAAACAATTCAAATTTGAAACCGCCAGCACCAAACCCGAAAACAAAAGCCGACGCCGGTAGAAAAGCGTCGTTTTGTGCCAGGATGGAAGGGGTGGTTAAGAATGCGAAAGGCCCCGCTGAACGGGCCAAAGCCAGCCTAAAAAACTGGAACTGTTAAACAACTTTTTTTAAGGAACCCAAAATGAGCAATTCAATCGCAACTGGTGTCGCATACGCTGACCCCGAATTCATCACAGTTTACGCATCCGAGCAAATCGGTTATGCACCAGCCGCCCAAGGTGCTGTTACCCAAGCGACCGACAAATCCACCGGCGTGACTTTGAACAAATCCGCTGGCCGCATCACCATGAACGCCGCTTCATTGGCCGCAAACACCGCCGTGTCATTTACTTTGACCAACAGCCTTATTTCGGCAAATGACGCAATCATTGTGAACGTTTCCGGTGGTGGTACAGCAGCCGCTTACACCACTTACGTGTCAAGCATGACCGCTGGTTCCGCTGTCCTGACCTTGCGAAACATGACTGGTGGCGCATTGGCTGAAGCCGTTATCTTGAATTTCGCCATCATCCACGGCCAATCATAAGGAATCCGCAATGCTGACAGTCGAGAAAATCACCGCCCGCATTGCTGAATTGCAAGGGTTGGCCAAGCAACACGAAGCCATCCTTTTGCAAATCAGCGGCGCGATCCAGGAATACCAAAACGTGTTGGCCCAGGCCAGCGTCGAAAAAGGGGAAGATCATGCCGCTAATCCGGTCGATGGCGCAGAAGGCGTTTAAGCAAAACATCAAAACGGAAGTGAAAGCCGGTAAGCCCGTAAAACAGGCCGTGGCCATCGCTTACTCTGAAGCCCGCGAAGCCAAAAAGGCAGCGGAAAAGAAACCAAAGAAAAAATGACCGACGCAGCAGCACCCAAGAAACGAAAGCCCAAGGCAGCCGCCAAGGGTGTTGCCGCGCCCGTCAAGCGTCCAGTTGGCCGCCCCACCGTGTACCGCGACGAATTCGTGGACATGATGATCGAATTTTTCAGCCAGGCGCCCACCAGGGAAGTGACCAACCGCGACGCCAAGGGCAATGAATCCACGCAAACCCTACCTGGGGTTTTCCCTACGCTGGCGCGATTTGCCACAAACATCGGAGTGACAAAACACACCCTTCACGATTGGGCAACAGCCAAGAATCCCGAAACTGGCGACCTGAAGCACCCCGAATTTTCCGACGCCTATAAAAAGGCCAAGGATTTACAGGAAGCAAACCTGGTGGAAGGCACGATAGCGGGCGCTTACAACAGCACGTTCGCCATCTTTACGGCCAAGAATGTTTTGGGCTGGCGCGACAAGATCGAACAGGAAATCACCGGTAAGGACGGCGCCGCCTTTGCTGGCATCCAAGTGACATTTGTGACGCCCGATGGAACAAACCCCGACAATTGAAAACGCCATTGCAAAGGCCGAATTTCCGGTTAAGTTGCAAGGACTGTTCAAAAAGGCCCGCTACAAAGTTTGCCTGGGCGGCCGCGGCGGTGCAAAATCCTGGGGAATCGCCCGCGCCTTGTTGATCCTGGGGGCCAAAAGCCCAATGCGGATTTTGTGTGCGCGGGAATTCCAGGCCAGCATCAAGGATTCCGTCCACAAACTGTTATGCGACCAAATCGAGGCCCTGGGCTTGCTGCCCTTTTACGAGATTACGCAAACGTCGATCCGTGGCTTCAACGGTACGGAATTCGCCTTCATCGGCCTGAAGAACAACCCGACCAACATCAAGTCGTTCGAAGGTGTGGATATTTGTTGGGTGGAGGAAGCCCAAACCGTCAGCCGGTTGTCCTGGAACGTGTTGATCCCAACGATCCGCAAACAGGGCAGCGAGATATGGATTTCGTTCAACCCTGACCTGGAAACCGACGAAACTTACCAGCGGTTCGTTGCCAAGCCCCCGCGCGATTGCATCATCATGCGGATTAACTGGTCGGATAACCCCTGGTTTCCTGAAACCTTGCGCCTGGAAAAAGACGCATTGAAGGAACGCGACCCCGCAGCCTACAACCAGGTGTGGGAAGGGATGTGCCGTCGGTCGGTCGATGGCGCCGTGTTCGGAAACGAAATGCAAGTGGCAGAAAACAATGGCCGCCTGACTTCCGTGCCCTACGATCCAACCAAGCCCGTTCATGCCGTTTGTGACCTGGGTTGGTCGGACGCCACCGCCTGGTGGTTCGTTCAGTTTGTGGGCATGGAAACCAGGTTGATCCGATACTTTGAAGGCAGCCAGCGCACAATGACTTCGTACCTGGCACAACTTCAAACGTTTGGCTACGTGTACGACACCATTTGGCTGCCGCACGATGCCGAAAACAAAACGCTGGCCGCAGCCGGTCGCACGATTGAAGACATTGTGCGAAGCGCGGGATACAAAACCAGCATCATGCCGCGGGTTCCGGTGGTCGATTCAATCAACGCGGCCCGCACCATATTTCCCAACCTTTGGTTCGACCGCGAGAATTGCGCCGACGGCCTGAACTGCCTTCGCCATTACCGCTACGAAGTCGATCCATCGACGGGCCAATTCAGCAAGTCACCGGTACATGACCAGTATTCGCACGGCGCCGACGCATTCCGCTACATCGCATTGATGATTAAAGAACCGACGCAACGCAGAAAACAAAGGGTTGTTGCCGAAGGCGCTGGTTGGATGGGATAATTTTAGAAAATAAGGGGCGAATATGTCAGATTACCAAGACCAATCCGAAGACCCACGCATCCAGGACGCGATTAAATTTTTGCGCCTGGTGGGTGAAGCCGATTCAATGAACCGTTCGTCGGCCCTTCAGGATTTGAAATTCGCCGCGGGCGATCAATGGCCGGTTGAGATTCAAAACAGCCGCAACATCGAAGCCCGCCCGTGCCTGACGATCAACAAGATCGACGCATATTGCCGCCAGGTCGAAAACCAGCAGCGCCAGCAGCGCCCACGCATAAAGGTTCACCCCGTCAACAACGAAGGCGATTTGAAGGTCGCCCAGGTGATCGAGGGCATCACCCGACACATTGAAGTCAACAGCAACGCTGACACCGCTTACGACACCGCGTTTTCGTATGCCGTGCGGATGGGTTGGGGTTACTGGCGCGTGGTGACCGATTACGTGCGCGAAGATTCGTTCGAACAGGAAATCTACATCGAGCCAATCGACGATCCGTTTTCCGTTTACTTCGACCCGAACAGCGTGTCGCCCGATGGTTCCGACGCTGAAAAATGCCTGGTGACCAGCGTTATTCCGAAGCACGTATTCCGTCAAATGTACCCAGGCGCCGACGATGGCGTGGGATTCCAGCCCCGTGCGACCGGTGACAGCACCGCCGAATGGGTGACAAAGGAAGACATACGCATCGCCGAATACTTTTACATCGACCGCGTGAAACATGACCTGGTGATGTTGTCCGACGGCACGAAGGAATGGGCCGACAAACTGCCGCCCAAAGAAGTGCTGGCCGACGCTGGCGTGGTCGAGATTGACCGCCGCCCTTCGTACCGCAAGACGGTGAAATGGTGCAAGATGACCGCCATGCAAATCCTGGAAGAAAAGGAATGGGCTGGCCGTTACATCCCGATCATTCCTTGCTACGGCGCCCAGGTGACCATTGAAGGCAAGCGCAAAAAATACGGCCTGGTTCGAAATGCCAAAGACCCGCAGCGGATGTTCAACTTTTGGCGCACCAGCCTGACCGAATCCATCGCGCTGGCGCCCAAGGCCAAGTGGGTGATGGCCGAAGGCCAGGACGAGGGCCACGAAAACGATTGGGCGCTGGCCAACATCAAGTCGATGCCGGTGTTGCGTTACAAACAAACCGACATTGAAGGTCGCACCGCGCCCCCGCCCCAACGTTTGCAGCCTGAACCGCCACCAACTGGCATCATGGAAGCGGCCAGCGAAATTGGCCAGGACTTGCAAACCGTTTTGGGCATTTTTGATCCAGCACAGCAATTGATGGGCAACGTGTCGGGCAAAGCCTTGCAAGGCCAGCAACAGCAAGTGGACATGAGCAATTTCCACTTCTACGACAACATGACGCGTTCGATCAAGCACACCGGCAAAATCATCCTGGACTTGATTCCCAAGATTTACGACACCAAACGCGTGTTGCGAATCATTGGCGTGGATGGTAAACCCGACATGGTGACGCTGAACGACCTTCAGGCCACCGGCGAAGTGCTGAACAACGTTACCGTGGGCGAATACGACGTGGTGATGGACACCGGCCCAGGCTACAACAGCAAGCGCATGGAAGCCGTGGAAGCCATGATGCCAATGATGGCCCAAAACGAGATTTTCCAAGTGGCGGGCGACCTATTGTTCCGCAACATGGATTTCCCTGGCGCCGACGTTATCGCCGACCGCCTGGCAGCCATGAACCCGCTGGCGCAGATCGACGAAAAGTCGCCAATCCCGCCAGCC